CGAGCGGTTCAACTGCTTCTTTAGCAGACGATGCAAGTGGCGATCTTGATCTAACTGGGTTTAAAACATATTCATTATTAACAATTACTACAGACAGGGCTGCTTGGGTTAGGATTTATGCTAACGTCGCTACACGTACTGCAGATAATTCACGCGGTGAGGGTACTGATCCTGCTCCAGATGCTGGCGTTATTGCAGAAGTAATTACTGCAGGCGCTGAAACAGTTATAGTATCTCCCGGCGTTATCGGGTTTAATCTTGAATCGACACCAACAACATCTATCCCATGCCGAGTTACTAATAAATCTGGAGCAACAAGCGCAGTAATTGTAACACTTAATCTTCTGCAATTAGAGGCTTAACAAATGCTCAACGAATGGATTGTTACACTTCACAGAAAAGAAGATCTTGAAAGTTTTTATGAAGACATGGAAACTCCTGGAGGTAATCTATTCATTCCAGATAGATCTGTCGAAGTTGCGAATAGAAGATTAATTAGTCGCAACACACATTATATGTTAACAGACGATGAAGTAGAGTTAATAAAGTCAGATGATAGAGTAATGGGCGCTGATTCAGTAGCGCTTGTTGATCTTCTTACAAGACCACAGTATACAATTGCAAATGGCGATTTTGATAAAAGCTGGGGTAGTGATGCTTCAGATCTTAACTGGGGTTTGTTGAGAAATAGTGAAGAAACTAATAGGAGTAACTGGGGAGCAAACGGAACTTCTTTAGTATCGACTAACTTGACTATTACTGCCAGTGGAAAAAACGTTGATGTTATTATTGTTGATGGCCATATAAATCCAGCACATCCAGAAATGGCTGTTAACGCAGACGGTTCTGGTGGATCGAGAGTACAACAGTTTAATTGGTTTTCTTTAACTAACGCAGTATCCGGCGGTTCTAATGGAACATATACGTACGATCGCGCGGGTTCATACACAAATGTTGCTGATGAAGATGATAATAACCATGGCTGCCACGTTGCTGGAACCGTTGCTGGAAACACTCAGGGGTGGGCCAGGGATGCTAATGTTTACAATATAAGTCCATACGGCAGTAACCCCAGTTCACTCTCTAGCAGCCTTATGTGGGACTACATGCGTGCCTGGCATGCAACTAAGGCTATTAATCCCGAGACCGGAAGACGTAATCCAACTATCACGAACAACAGTTATGGGTCATCTCTCACAATTGGTGAAAACGGTATTGCTAATGTAACTGCAATAAACTATCGTGGTGTTCTTTTTGATCCAGGACGTGATTTAACACAAGCAGAATTACAAGCCCGAGGATGCTATGCTCCCTCTTCTAATGTTCAAATGGGTATTCCATATAGCTTTACTTCTCGTAACGCTGATATGCAGGATGCGATAGATGATGGAATTATTATCGTTGCGTCAGCTGGTAACGATTCATGGAAGACGGTAAACAGTTCAGATCAAGATTATAATAACTTTTATAATATTGGCACATCTACATTTAATTATTGGCTTAATAGAGGTACGGGTTCTGGAGCTGGCTACGCACCTATCATTAACGTAGGCGCTACATCAAACGATACACAAGAAGATAAAGCTCCGTTCTCAAACTGTGGCAGTCAAGTAGATATTTTTGCTGCAGGTGAAGCAATACAAAGCAGCTTACACAGCGGCGGTCTTGGTGACGCAAGAAACGGGTCGTATCAGCTTGGTAAATATCAAGGGACAAGTATGTCCGGACCTCAGGTTGCGGGTGTTGTTGCTATATTAGCAGAATCTTGGCCAAACATTACTCAAACCGAAGCACACGCTTGGTTGATAAATAAAGCATCTACAGATCAAATGCAAGACACTGGAACAGACGATCCTATGGATACAAACAGTTTACAAGGTGCAGCTAATCGTTATTTAAGATGGATTAACCAGCGACCAACTGTAGGCGGTACTTTTCCAGTAAGAAACTTTAAAACAAGACCAACATCCGGAATTACTTATCCTCGCTCTAGAATTCGTAGAAGAGGCTAGAATTGTTTATAAATATTAAAAAAGCTAAGGTTAAGTGAAATGGCAGATATACTAACTACAAAATTAAAAAACGACGTAACGCGAATGTTCTATCAGGATATTCTGGATAACGAGTTTTTCTTTGCGGTTTCTTCAACCGTTATCGGTGAATTGAACCGTGTGCAGAGCGTGAACGCTGTGTATAGTAAAAACGAATTCCAAGAGAATATAGTTTTTGGTAAAAGAGTATTTGAAGACGACGTTAAGTTTATGATAAAGTATTACCCTTGGCAAAAAGATGCTGTATATACACAATACGATTCTACTGTTGATTTAGAATCAGCAAACTTTTATTCTGTAGTTGGGCCGAACAATAACGACTCTGGCGATTATAGAGTTTATAAATGTTTATCTAATAACAACGGTGCAGATTCTACAACTCCACCAAACTATAACCCAGAAACTACAGCACAGATTTATAGAATGCCAGACGGATATGTTTGGAAGTTTATGTATTATCTGACTGAACAACAGTTTGAAGCATATAACGCATCTGGATTTATTCCATTAGTTGGAACGTTTGATATTAATCCGGATCCTAACGCTGATGCAAATAACATTGTTACTGGTTCTGAAATAAGCGATATATTCGTAGAGAATTTTATTGATAACGCAGGTTATCCTTATTTGGAAAGTGGAATAGTTGCTGGACCTCCTGGTAATGACTTTACTATACTTTTAAGATCTAACGAGTTAAGTGAGATTCAAAACTATTATTCTGGTATGACTATCACACTAAATACGCCAAACAACGTTGCTTACACATATGTTATTGATACTTATACTTGGGATGGTGCGTCTGATAGAGGAACTATTAAAGTAATCGGCGATCCTAAAAATGATGGAGTAATTATTAACTCTACGTTTAAGATCTTACCAACAATTAAAGTTGAAGGCGATGGCATAGGTGCTGTTGCTATTCCAAGAATTGTAGATGGTAGAATTACTAACATTGAGCTTATTGGTGATAGTGGCGAAGGTAAAAACTATAATAATGTTACCGCAACAGTAATAGATCCTCCTTTTGATTTTGATCCAGACGATGCTAATTCTATTGATGTGAGAGCAGTGTTAAGACCTGTTATTTCTCCATTCGGCGGCCACAACTTTAATCTAATTGACGAGATGTACTGCCGTCATATTTTACTTTATTCTTATATTACTGAAACTGATAATAATAAAATCGGTGCAACAAACTCATATTCAGCAGTTGGTATTTTAAAGAATCCAACGTTTATTCCAGATCCTGAAACAGCAAATACTGCTTCGCCTGATGTGTTTGATAACCGCGTACAAGTTATTACTGATGATTATGGAAAACTTATTGTAGATGGAATTGTAACGCAAAAAGATATTAACAGCAATACAACGTTCAGCGGACGAGTACACGAAATTGATGACGTAGCTAATACTGTTTACTTATGTAGCTATATGGGTCCGCATATAAATACTGCTAACAACGACATATCATTGGATTACACGCAAGATCTTATCAATTCTACTGGTCAGAGAATACAGATAAATATACCTGTAGCCAATAATGTTATTGAATCACGATACACTCAACGATCTGGTACCGTATACTTTATGGAAGACTTCTTTCCTTTAACAAGAGAGACAAGTTCACGCGAAGAATATAAATTGGTCTTGGAATTTTAAGGAACTCAAATAGATGCCTATTAACACAAATTTAAATATTGCACCATATTTTGATGACTTTGACGTCGAAAAACAGTTCTATAAGATTCTGTTTAAGCCAGCTTATGCCGTTCAAGCGCGCGAGCTGACACAACTTCAAACGATTCTACAAAACCAAGTTGAACAATTCGGTGATAATATCTACCAAGAAGGTAGTATTATTAAGGGTTGCAACTTTACCGATCTCAACGGATTGCAATTCGTAAAGCTCACTGATAAAACCGGGTTTGACGTAGAGCAATACGTATCTGGTCCAAGCACAGCTATTATTGGTGGCATCTTAACAGATATTGACGTCGTATATGAAGTTCAAAACGCGGCAGGCTTGAAAGCAAACATCATTGCTGCAGCTCGCGGTTTTGAAACACGTCCGCCTAATCTTAATACATTTTTTATTAACTACCTAAACACTTCTGGTGCTGTTAAAGCATTCGTCAGTGGTGAAGATTTAACAATAACTAAATACGTGTATAACGGCTCTGTTCTTGTATCAGCACTTCAAGATGGTGGAGCTGGAGCAGACGCTGCTATTTGGCAGATCAACGTTACAGATACTGCTGGTTTAAACTGTGTTGGACAATCGTTTGGTATTAGAGCATCTGCGGGTGTTGTATTCCAAAAAGGTCATTTCTTATTTACAGAAGATCAAACACTAGTTGTTTCTAAATACAACAACGTTCCAAATGATCTATCTGTTGGTTACGAAGTTACTGAAAGTTTAGTTAGTTCTTTACAAGATAATAGTCTATATGATAATGCAAACGGATCACAGAACGAAAATGCTCCTGGTGCTGATAGGCTTAGAATGGTTCCAACTCTTGTAGTTAAAGATACTGCAATCTCTGATGTTGATTCCGGGTTCTTTACGCTTATTCGCTACCAAAACGGTTCAGCAGTT